AAGTGCTACAGGGTTAGCTAACAGTGATATTATACAAGTTGATGATGAACTTATGATTATTACGAACATAAGCTCTACCACTTTGACGGTCACTAGAGGTCATGGGGGAACCACTGCCGCAACACATTTAAATGGTGAAACTGTAAGATTGGCTCATGGCAATGCAACAACGTCTGACGATTATGTAAATTTAATTAATGGCAGTGGCATGGCTAGTGATGCAACAGTTACAACTGTAACTGTCGATAGTTCAGCAGGATTTGCAACATCTGGCTATATAAAGATAGAAGATGAGATTATTCAATACACAAGTAAAGCAGATGGTACTTCTATTAGTGGTTTAGTACGAGGAGCATTTGGTACGACAGCCGCTACTCATGCAGATAATATAGCTGTGTTTGAAGCCTCTGCTGGTTGGGGTATACCTGTTGATAGCACTATTGCAGGTGAACAATTAAGAGTTTGGTCGCATGATAATTTTGGTGAGGATCTCATAATAAATGTTCGTGATAGTGACATATTTTATTGGGATGCTTCTACTGGAACTGCTGCACGAGCAGTAAAATTAAGCACTCTATCAAACTCTAACAAAGCTCCCACCGTATCACGATTTGTTGTTACATCTGACATTGATAGACATATTTTGTTTTTTGGTTGTGATCCTGAAGGATCTACAGGTGTGCAAGATCCACTATTAATTAGATTTGGCGATCAAGAAAGCAATCTTGAATTTGAAACAAAACTTACAAATACTGCTGGTGAACTCAGAATAGGTACGGGTAGTGAAATAGTTGCAGTAAAACAAACAAAACAACAGATACTTGTATGGACTGATATATCATTACATACGGTGCAATATGTAGGTCCTCCATTTACATTTGGCTTACAAGAAATATCAAGAAGTATAACTATCATAGGACCTAATGCGGCTGTAGCCGTTAATGATGTTATGTATTGGATGGGTAAAGAAGAGTTTTATGTTTATTCTGGAAAAGTCCAAAAAATACCATGCACAGTAAAAGATTTTGTATTTTCTGATTTTAATCGTGATCAAGATGAAAAAGTGTTTGCAGGTCATAATTCTGCTTATGGTGAGGTTTGGTGGTTTTATTGTTCTGCTGATAGCACAACAAATGATAAATACGTTATATACAACTATGAGCAAAACATATGGTACTTTGGTAATTTAGATAGAACCGCTTGGATTGATAGAGGAACATCTCAATATCCCATAGCAGCTTCTACAGATAAACATTTATACTATCACGAGTTTGGTGAAGATGATGGTAGCACAAACCCTGCATCTGGTATATCGGCACATATTGAGTCTAGTCAAATAGATATAGGAGATGGTGAACAGTTTCTTTTTGCTAAACGTATTATACCAGATATTACATTTCGAGATTCTACACACCCAACTCCAGCAGCAGTATTTACACTAAAAGCTAGAGAATATCCTGGCACAGATTATTTTAATAACCAGGCTGGTTCAATAGAACAATCATCATCATCACCTGTGGAGCTTTTTACAAATAAGATTGACACAAGAGTTAGAGGTAGAAGTTTTGCGATAAGAGTATCGTCTACAAATGAAGGAACAGCTTGGAGACTAGGCACACCTAGAATAGATATAAGACCAGATGGGAGGAGATAGTGTTTGTTTCTGGTGGAGTAGAATCATTTTTACAAGGTGCAGTAAACGCAAAAGTAGATTTAACAACTGACGCTGTTACCACTTTATATACTGCTCCTAGTGCCGCTACGTTTAATTTTTCACTATGTCATTCTATATTAGTATCAGAAGACTCTGGCAATGCAGATACTATTGACGTAACATTAACCAGTGGATCAGACGTATTTAGTTTATTTAAAGTAAAAGCTGTTAGTGCAAATGGAACTGTAGAGTTGTTAACTAGGGATTTGGTTATAAATAGTGGTGAGATATTGAAAGTAGAAGCCGCAACTGCAAATAGGCTTCATGTTGTTGCAAGTATATTAGAATTTACAAATTACAGATAATGATATATATTTTTTTGAATATGTGAGAAAAAGATGATTGGCAATATTTTAGCAGCGTTAGCAGGTCCAGTACTAGGTAACATAGTGCAAACTGGTATTGGCTCAGTATTGGGTCAAGAAGTTGGTAAGAGTATGCTTGGTAAAATGCTATCCGGGGCAGGAGGCGGTTTTTTAGCCTCTAAGTTGTTAGGCAGAAAAGATAAAGACAATTTAAAAGACGCTCTAATGGCAGGTATAGGTGCTGGTACATTAGGTGGCACAAATATTTTTGGTAATATACTAGGCGGTGCGTCTGGTGAGGCGGCAAAAGGAGCTGCTTCAAGTTCTGCGAAAGCGGCTGCAGATGCAAAAGCTGCTTCAGAAGGTATAGCTGCTGCTAACACAATGTCAGGAGAACTCGCACAAATGTTCGGTTTACCACTAGATTCTGGCATTGGTTCTTTGTTAAATAGTAAGTTAGGTGAGCTTGGTATGTTTACGTTACTGCCTTATCTTTTTGGTGGAGATGAAGAGGAGGAAAGAAAGCCAAGACCTTTTGGTGGAACGGATGAGCTAATACCACTTATGCCATATAATACTATGAATAAAGGCGGTATAGCTAGTTTTCCTAGAAGAGATGGTGGTATAATGCCAAGTGAGGGTTCTGGAACAAAAGATGATGTTCCTGCTATGTTAACTGCAGGAGAGTTTGTTTTAACGAAAGACGCAGTAAAAGGTTTAGGTGGAGGAAATAACGAAGTTGGTATACAAAGAGCTTATAAGATGATGGATAAACTGGAGAGGATGGCATAATGGCTACATCTGAAGGAACCGTAGAAACAATACAAAGAAGACCAGAGTATATCGAAACTCTGGAAAAAGGTATATTAGACTACCTCTTTGGTTATGATCCAGAGTCAGGAACATTTTCAGGTATATTAGGACCTCTGGGTAGAGAGAAAGGTTACTTTGATCTTCCTGATTATCAAGTGGCTCCCTATACTGATATTCAAAAAACTTTATTAGATTATGTTGGTAGTGAAGGTTTTCAAGATAGATACAAGGATTATATTGATACAGGGCAACAAGCTATAGATCAAGGAATTGGTTTTTTTGATAAGGCAAGTGATTTAGTAGGATCAGGTGTTGGAACTTTTGATCCTAGCACTGAAGTAGAAAAATTTATGAACCCATATACGGAACAAGTCATTGACCCTGTTCTTAAAAAGTTAGATGAGCAAGGACAACAGGCTTTGATGGGTCAAAGAGCTAAAGCCGCTTCAAGAGGAGCCTTTGGCGGTAGTAGAGCAGGAATACAAGAAGCAGCTACAGAGGGTAAGATACAAGACGCTAAAAGTGATGCTTTAAGTAAACTTATGGCATCTGGGTACGACAGAGCCATGAAGTCTGCTCTCACATCCTTTGCAGACGAGCAAAAACGTAGGCTAGAGGCTGGAAGATTAACTGGAGGTCTAGGTAGTGCTTTAGGAGGTTTGGGCGGTAAGGCAGGAGATTTGGGTCGCTTATATGGTCAATTAACAGGTGCAGACGTTGGTTTGATGTCAGGATTGGGTGGAGCACAACAAGCATACGAGCAATCTTTGCTTGATGCACAAAGAAAGAATCTGATGTTACCGTTGCAATCCAAACTAATGCCAGCACAAATAGGCATGGGTTATTTGTCAGGAACACCATCTGCAAGTTTAGTAAGTCAATACCAAGATACTTATTTACCACCTGCTAATCCATTCTTACAAGGCATTGGAGCATATACTGCTATCCAAGGTCTAAATCAATCGTAGGAGATATTATGGCTGACCCAAATAACGCAGGATTAGGTTTTTTAGATATACTAAAAGGTGGTTTTGGTGTTCCAGAGTCTATGAAAGTGGGTAAAAAAGTTGAAGATTTTTTTAATAAACGCATTGACCCAGAGGGTTCTGGTTTAGGTTTTATGCCAGCAGAGCTTCCTTTTGATTTTGAAGATATAGCAAATTTAATTCCTGAAGGTTTTGAAGCAAAGAAAAAATCTCGATCCGATGACATTCAACAACAAATACAAGGTTTGTTACCTCAAGCAATAAAACCTAGCAATACAATTCCTCTATTTGGAAAACCTGGCTCTGACGCTCCAGATGTAATAAAAGGACAAACTATTGAGGGAATAGGTTCTAGTATAAAAAATGTAGGTGAGGTTGGCGAAGATGCTCCAAGTGTTATTACTGGTGGCATGAGAGAAGGTATAAAAGATCAAGTAAGTGGAGATATAGAGCAAGTAAGTGGAGATGTAGAGGGTATAGAAAGTCCAGAGGACAGAGCTTTTACACAAGGTTTAGATGCCTATATTAATGCAGCTAGAGGAACCAATGCTCCTGCTCCAGATGTAAAAAGTCTTGATGAATACAAAAAAATATTTGCTGAAGCAACAGGAGTAGATGTTAGTGGCAAAGTAGATAAAAGTGCAGCACTTATGGCATTTGGTTTAGCATTAATGCAAAACAGAGCAGGTAAAGGTTTTAATCTTGGTAGGATATTAGGTGAAGTTGGTAAGGCTGGTGAGATAGCATTACCGAAACTTGAGGCCGCTAAGAAAGAAGCAAAAGCAAATGCTATTGCTGGTGGTAAATACGCTCTTGAAGCAAAATCATCAGACGAAGCTGTTGCAAGAGCCGCTAAAGAAAAAGGTATGATAAAGCAAAGATATTATATAGTTCCAAAAGGAGAAGGTGGTGATTCAAGTCCTAGTTCATTTTTAGCAAATTTAGATGATGGGTCTTTGCAAGAATTAAATCCTTATGAACTAAACGCTTTATATGAACAAGAGGGTTTTGATGATAAATATAATATTTTTCCTGCCTCAATGTATGATACAATCATTAAAGAAACGATGAGTCAAAAAGAAGTAAAAGATTTATATCAAACAGGATCTAAAGATATTCCTTTATATACTGGAGCAAAAGGAGTGGACTTAATAGTTCAATTACCCGATAGAAATAAATCTGACACAGCCACACCAAAATTAATTTCTGATCCTAATCAAGCTCTTCAACAAATATCCAGAATGGAAAAAGGTCTTGAAAAAGGAGAAAGATTATTTTTTAAATTAGGGGAATTATTAAATCAAACTGATACTGACCTCCCTAGTCAATTAAGAAAAAATATTGTTCAAGGGTTGAGAACTTTAGGTTTTGACACTGCAGGAAGAACAGATCCTATAAAACAGATTCAATATATGCTCACTAAATTAAAAGCACAAAATGCTGCTGAAATTTTAGGTGAATCAGGAAAAACTCTTTCTGATAATGATCGTAGAATGGTTTCAGATATAGTTGGTGAAATTACATATACAGAAGGTGATGAAGAGTTTTTAATAATGAAACTTAATGAATTGTATAATGATATTATAGGCACTAGAAGAAACGAAATTGAAGAGGCGTATGCAAATTTAGGGTCTTTTGTTAAATTGGAAAGAGGAACAAAGCCTTCCGCTGGATTAACTTTTATAAAGGGTGATGATGGTGTTTATAGAAGACAGACTTCTTCAGATGAGGCATAAGTAATTGTAATGAGTATAATTAGTGTACAAACTCCAGAAGGAATTGTTAAAGTAGAAATTGAAGGTGATGAGCCAACTCAATTAGAATTATCTCAAATAGAGAGTCAATTTTTTTCGAAAAAACAAGAACCAGTTACTACTAACAGAACATTTACAGATATATTAAAAGCCGCAGAAAAGAAAAGTAAAGATGAAAACTTTGATTATACAACTGGTGCAGATGGTGGATTAAGAGCAAAAATGTCTTTTGGAGAAACTCCGGGAGACAGAGAGGCAATTTTAGCTAGAGAAGTTGGAGAAACTGGGTATACAAAAGATAGTCTTGGTAGACTTGCATTGACTCCTGAAGGTCAAAAATTAAGAGGAATGACTCCTTCAGAAAAAAATATTATAATAGAAGAAGAGGGTTTTTCTTTTAGAGACATAGCGGATTTTGCAGGAATAGCACCAGAAGCTATATTAGGAACGGCTGGTGCTATGATAGGTGGAACTTTAGGATCTATTATTCCAGTCGGAGGCACGATAGGTGGTGCTGCTCTTGGAGGTGGTGCTGGCTCTGCTTTAGGTCAAGGAATAGAAGAAATTTTTGAAAACATATTGGGGGTTCAAACTCAAACAAAAAACGAAGTTCTTAAAGACGTAGCATTTGAAGGTGTGGTTGGTGCAGGTGCAGGTCTAATAGGTGATTTAGTTTTTGCCGCAGGTCGAACTGGTTATAGAGGTCTTTCTTCTTTAAGAAAACCAACTCAAGAATTATCAGATGATGCTTTAACAAGAGCAGAAAGATTAGTTGCTGAAGATGCTTTACCAAGTTTAGAAAGAATAGGTGCTCCACGATTAGCAGCTTATAGTCAAAAATTTGGAGAAAACATAACTAGAGATGAAACTAGAGTTATGGCAAACATAGATTTTGCTTTAAAGAAAAAACAAGAATATTTGGATATGTGGGGTAAAAGTATAGATGAAACTGGACAATTAGCTCTTGACGTTGGTAAGAAAAAATTTGCCGATTTAACAGATGTTGCTAGATCAGCACAACAAGCCACTCTTAAAGCTATTGATGATAGTGTTGAAATACTAGAGAAAAGTTTAAAAAGAGGCACAGATTTAAATGATGTTACTCTAACAAAAATCATAGAATCTTTTGCTAATTTTAATCAAACGTCAAAAGCTAATTTTAAAAATATTGATGCTGCTTTATCTCAAATGGGTGAAATAACAATGAAAGTCGGTGATGATTTTATTAATAAGCCAGCAGGTAATGCAAACATATTAAGTTTAAGAAATGTCAGATCAGCAATAGATGATCTTACTGATAACGCTACTATTGGGGAATCATTAAAACAAACAACTCGTCAATATATGAGACAATTACAAAGATTGGAAAGAACTCAAAACGGTGCAGCTTCTTTTTCTCAATTATCAAGAATTAGAAAATCAATAAATGATACTTTGTTTGATCCTACAGAAGCATTGGGTCCAGTAAGCACAAAGGAACTTATGAAATTAAGAAATGCAGTAGATGATACGCTCTCTAAATCAAAAATTGAAGATTTTATATTAACTGAAAATCTTTCAAAGCAACAAATAGCTCAACTTAAAAAAGTAGCAAAAATAAGAAGTGAAGCTGTTTCTCATTATAAAAAAGGTATGGATAAATTTGATATTCTTAGAGGTCATGGTATTGTAAAAGACATAAGAACAACCATGAGGCAAGGAGGTCAATTTGATGTAGATAAATTTTATCATCAAATAATAGACGTAGAATCACCTCAAAGATTAAAAGATGTTTTAGGTTTATTTTCCAGAGAAGAAGCTGAACAGTTAAGAAGTCAATTATCAAGAAGATATTTAGATGATGCTTTAGAAAAAGCAAAAAGAACTATTGACGATCCAAATAAATTTAGTGGAGAAAGATTTTATCAAGAATTACTTGCTTTAAAAACTACAGGAAAAGTTTTATTTGGTGACAATTATGATGAGATAATGAAATTAGGAAAAGGTTTAGCTCAAGGTGGTGTTAAAAGTGTAGATAATGAAGTTTTAGAAAGAACTATAGGATCTATGGGATCTGCGATAACTAGAGAGGCTGAAGAACTTTTAAAAGCTGTAGATGCTGGAGGAGTACCTTCATCAATGACTTCAAATCTAAAAAAAATATTACAAGCCAATAAAATTGAGATTACTGGACAAACAACTCCAGAAGAAGGTATTGCCGCATTAAGAAAATTAAGAAAAGCAGGATTGTCTGAAGAAAGTTTGTACGTTCAATCTTTAAAAAGATTAAATGATGCTAACATAGATTTAAATGAAGCAACTAGCGTAACACTTTTAAAAAATATAAGAGAAGGAAAAATTGAGGCAGAGCAAGTTGTTGATGCTTTAGCAAGACCTAGTGTGACGTTAAGAGAAATAAGAGCAGTAAAAGAATTTTATAAAGACACTGATGTTTTTGAACAAATACAAGGCTCTGTTGTTCAAAGAATTTTAGGAGATGTTGATCCTAATATATTTCAAAATCAAGCTGCAGCAGATCGTCTTAAAAATGTTTTAAATAACTTTGACAAAAAAGGTACTTTAGAGGAGTTAGTAGGAAAACAACAAGCTGATGCAATGAAACAATTTGCAGATGATTTATCTTTTTTAGGAGATGTTGGTAAAGAGGGTTCAGTTGCAGCAGCTAAATATACTGCTAATCCGATTAAAAATATGGGTGAATTAGCTAGAAATAAAATAATGACTTATTTATTTAGTAATAAAAAAATATTACAAAAATATATAGATGCTAGAAAAAAAGTTTCTGGCACACGAGGAATTGCACAAGTTGTATCTGAAACTATGAATGAAGCAGGTTTAGAATTAACAACAAGTAACAATCTTTTAAGACAAGGATTAGTTCAAGGTATAAGAGGTTTATCTCAAGCTAGACGACAAACAATACCTCGTGCAATAATCGAAGGTGTAAATATGCAAAGCAAAGTAAATCCTAATCAAACAAGAACAACACCTATGGAACTTCCTAATTTATCAAATGTTAGTAGCCCTGATTTATTTAATATATCTGTTAATAGACAAGAACCAACCACAAGAACACCATTAAGTCCTATAGAAATGGTGAGACAAAACGCATTAAGAAAAATGAGTTTAAGAGATAGAGCAGCAAAAGACCCTATCATAGCCGCCTCCCTACTGGGTGGTTTGGGTAGTGCCAGTTTGTTGAAGAACTAAATTAGAAGCGATCCCGGTTTTTTTTCCATACTTACTTTCAAACGTGTCATCAACTAATTTAGAAACTTGTTGACACACTGAACGTCTTTCGTCCTCTGAAATTTTTTTTAAATTTTTATAGCTTTCTACAGTTATAGTTATCGTTTTATATTTACTCATATCTCACCCTATGTTATCAGTACCTTAAATGATAAGGAAATTACCACATAATATCAGTTTTAAACTAAAAAAGTCAAGTAAGTTTGGTTCAAAAAAAACTGTTGTTGATGGCATTAAATTTGACTCCAAATGGGAGTCAGAACGATATGGTCAATTAAAGGCTATGGAACGTGGTGGTATCGTTACTGATTTAGAATTGCAAGTTAAATATGACATTGTTATCAATGACATAAAAATCTGTAGATATATAGCAGATTTTGTGTACAAAGAAGAATCACCCGGTGGTGAAATAAAAGAAGTTGTGGAAGATGCCAAAGGATTTGAAACTCCAGAATTTAAGTTAAAAAAGAAACTTATGAAGGCCGTTCACAACATAGATATATATCTTTCCAAAAAAAAATAACATTTATAGCTTGACTTATATGTAATGACTGCATATTTTTATATGTGCAACTACAATTTATATGGAGTATATTATGCTTAAAGCAAATAATTTATTCTCTCAAAGAGATGAAATTAAAGCTCGTATTGACGCTGAAAAGAAGAAATTGAGCGAAGTAGATAATAAAATTAAAGATTTGTTTTTACCTGTTGGTAAAGAACAGTTAAGTGTTGAAGATAAAGACTTTGGTACTACAACTGTAAAATTGCCAGAGGGTAAAGCTAAAGTAACAATCTCTAAAAAAGTTGAGTGGGATCAAAAGAAACTCGTAGAGATTGGTAATCAACTAGATCCAACCGTAGCGAATACTTTAATCAAGTATGTCGTGAAGGTTGATGAAACTGTTTATAAAAACTTGGATGACAATTTCAAAGATCTTTTTGTTGATGCTAGAACTGTCAAAGAAGGTACAATAACTATTTCTGAAGTAAAGGAGAACTAATATGGGATTGAAAATTATCTCGGCAGAAGAAAGAATGAACGAAAAGCGAGGTCACAAACTCGTTATCGTTGGACAGAGTGGGGTGGGTAAAACCACCCTTGCTCGTACCCTTGACTCTGATACCACATTATTTATGGATTTGGAGGCTGGGGATGCAGCTATTGAAGGATGGCCTATAGATGTCATAAGACCGCAGACATGGACAGAGTGCCGTGACTTTGCAACTTATCTAGGTGGGGCGAACCCATCATTATCAGACGATCAACCATATAGCCAAGCACATTATGACTATGTTATACAAACTTATGGCGATCCAACCGAAACTCTTAAAAAATATGATACGTTGTTCATTGACAGCATCACGGTTGCAGGGCGTTTGTGCTTTCAGTTTTGTCAGATGCAACCAGAAAACAAATCTGACAGAACAGGTAAGTTAGACACTCGTGCTGCTTATGGTCAACATGGTCGTGAGATGATGTCTTGGTTGACACACTTACAACACATTCGTGAAAAGAATGTAATCTTTGTCGGAATCCTTGACGAAAGGGTAGACGACTACAATCGCAAAATTTACGAACTGCAAATCGAAGGATCGAAAACAGGTCGTGAACTGCCTGGCATTGTTGATGAAGTATTAACAATGGCTGTAATGACAGGAGATGAGACTGTAGGACCATATCGAGCATTTGTCTGTCAAACATTGAACGAGTGGGGTTATCCAGCAAAAGACAGGTCTGGTAGACTTGATGTTGTTGAAGAACCACATCTCGGTAAACTATTAACGAAAATGAGTGGAGGAACTCCACAGTCGGAAAGAACACTTGATTTCGTTGATCCTAAATCTCAAACTAATAAGGAGGTCACTAATGACGCTTGATTTAAATAACTTTGAGGCAAATTCTGCCCCTGACAATGACTTTGAGTTAATACCTGTAGGAACAGTGGCTAGGGCTATTGTTACTATAAAACCCGGTATGCACGTTATGGATATGTTTGGTAGAACACAATCATTTCATTTCTCAACACAAACAAAAGCTAAATGGGTCGAGTTAGAATTTACTATTATCGGTGGTAAATTTGACAAAAGAAAGGTGTGGGATCGTTTATTCGTTGATGGCGATAAAATGAACCCCAACACAAATAAGCCTGTAGCTTACGAAATTGGAATGGGTACTTTGAGAGCAATGATAGATAGTATTAACGGTCTTGATCCATCAGATAAAAGTGAAAATTCTCAGAGGTTAAGGAGCTTGAATGGTATTGAGGATATTGATGGTAAAGAGTTGTGTATAAAGATTGGTATCAAAAAAGGTACTAATGGTTATCCAGACAGCAATAAGTTGATGACTTCTTTAACACCAAAAGATAATGATTATATTGCTCCTAGTGGTGGTCACACAACACCCCCTACAAATCAATCTCCGATTAATCAGGGCGGTGGACAAGCACCACAAGGGAATGTACCATCTTGGGCAAAATAAGAGCAACGGCAAGTCTCCATAGACTGTAGTTGCAACCACGACAGGGGGGCGTGGGCCGTTAAACCCCCCACCACAACATAAGAGGTTACTATGATTTTAAGACCCTATCAAGAGGTCGCTGTTAGTTCAGCAAATAAAGCATTAGATGAACATTCTAATACGATTGTCGTGGCTCCTACCGGGGCAGGAAAGACGATTATGCTATCTGCATTGATTGGCAAAAGACATAAAAAGAATAAGAATGTGTTGGTGCTACAACACAGAGATGAACTTGTTTCACAGAATAGTATAAAATTTAACAACGTAAATCCATCCATATCTACTTCTATAGTGGATGGATCAACAAAAGATTTTACAGGTAATGTCGTGTTCAGTATGGTTCAGACATTATCCAGAGATAATAATTTAAATAAGATGAAATCTTTTGATATGCTTGTGATTGATGAGAGCCATCATTCTGCAGCCAGAACTTATAAAAAAGTTATTAATAAAGTTAGAAAAGACAACGAAAAAGCAGAGATTGTTGGCTTCACGGCTACTCCTAATCGTGGTGATGGTAAAGGTTTAAGAGATGTATTTGATAATTGTTGTCACCAAATTGAGGTATCTACACTTATTCGTGAGGGATTTCTTGTGCCACCAAAGACATTTGTGATTGATGTGGGTGTGCAAGATGAACTTAGTCATGTTCGTAAGACTGCTGATGATTTCGACATGGGTCAGGTTGAAGAAATTATGAACAAGAGAGTTATCAATCAAAGAGTTGTAGAAGAATGGAAAGATAAAGCATCAGATAGAAAAACAGTTATCTTTTGTTCGACTATTGCTCACGCTGAAAATTTACATGAGGAGTTTGTAGAAGAGGGTATTCTTTCAGAAATGGTTACAGGAGATACCCCTAAAGAAGAAAGAAGGCAAATACTCGAAGATTTAGAGCATGGAGATGTACAAGTCGTTATAAACGTAGCAGTGCTTACCGAAGGATTTGATGCCCCTCCAGTGTCTTGTATCGTGCTTATGAGGCCATGTTCTTATAAATCTACTATGGTACAGATGATTGGTCGTGGATTACGAACAGTAGATCCAGAGTTGTATCCAGGTATTGTGAAGAAAGATTGTGTCGTTCTTGATTTTGGTTACAGTTTACTCACGCATGGTTCTATTGACGAATCAGTTGATTTAGATGGCAAGGATAAAGAGACAGAGGGCGAGGCTCCTACAAAGGTATGTCCAGAGTGTGATTCTACTGTGCCAATGAATGTAAAAGAGTGTCCTGTTTGTGGTCATGTATTTGAAAATAATAAAGGTGAAAACGCTGAAATGTCACGTTTTGTGATGACAGAGATTGATGTATTTGACAGTTCTCCATTTCGTTGGATGGATATGATGGGTAACGGTAAAATGCTCATGGCATCTGGCTTTAAGGGATTTGGTCTTATAGCTACGATAGGTGATAACTCTATAGCTATGGTTAAGAAAAAAAATGGAAAGCCTAGAACTGTTGCTATCGGAACTAAAGTACAAGCTATTGCAGCAGCAGATGATTTTTTAAGAAATATTGAAACATCTAATGGAGCCAACAAAAGCAAGCGTTGGTTAAATGAACTAGTTTCAGATAAACAAAGAGATCATTTAGCTAGACATGGGGTTAAAATAAGTCCTTTTGATTTTTCTTGGGATAAATATAAAGCCGCTTGTTGGTTAAATTATTATTGGAATAATAAAGATATTGATAATATTGTTATAAAAAATGGGTATAATGATGCAGCGTAATGAAGTTTTGAAGAGAGCAAAAAGTAAAATAAATGGTGATAGACATAAAGATTATGGTGAGGCTTATGAAAACCACCAGAATATAGCAAGGCTGTGGTCTGTTATATTACAAAAAGAAATAACAGCAGAGCAGGTGTACCAATGTATGATAGCTGTAAAGTTAGGTCGTCTTATTCACAGTCCTAACCATGAGGACAGTGCTGTAGACATATGTGGGTATGGTGCTCTCTTAGGAGAGTCAGATGGAAAGAGTTGAGATACGCATTGAAATGCGAATGTTATCAGACAATGATGAACAAGATGTTTATGATACTTGTGTCCGGGCTATAACAAGATTACGCAATATAAATTTACAACGTGAGTTAAGAGAAGCTATATTCTCAATAATTGAAAACGAAGAGGATGAACAAGACTCTCGATTTTTGTTTGGGGAAGTTTGTGTTAATCATAAAGACGAAAGTAGAGTTTATCTAATAGGTAACGCTGAATTTATGATGCACTACCAACAAGAGGGCATAGGGGAGACATATCATTGACATTTAATCCAAAAACCCATGTGGGGGTTGCAGAGCCTATACCTGCATTTGCGAACTTTTGTAGTAATGTAGGTTGGGATACAAAGTTATCAGAGTTAACTGAAGAACAAATGAGAGCATTAATATTTATTGTACAGGAGGCGAAAAGTATAACCTATGGTCACAAAGACATCGAAAATCTTGAACTTGAACACGTTAAGTGGTCAGGAGGACATTGGCCTCCGTCAACAGGGATACCGTTCTGAGATTGTAAATGAGCTTCATAAAACTATTGATGAAGCCATAGTTACAAAAAATAAAAGAAAACCCACTAGAAAGTATCTTGGTGGCTCCTCTTTAGGTGACGATTGTGTTCGTAAAATACAGTATAGATACATGGGTGTGGAACCAGACAAAGAAAAAGAATTTAGTGCTAAGACATTAAGAATATTTGAGTTTGGTCACAATATTGAAGACCAAGCGGCAGGATGGATAAAGTCAGCAGGGTTT